GCACTTCGCGACGGACGCGTTCGAATACCGACTTGAGCGCCTCCTTGTCCGAGGTGTCCGAGTTGGTGTAGTACACGGTCTTCTGACCCATGTCGGCGATGTAGTTGGTTTCCTTGATCAGATCCGAGCTGTTGATCTTCTCGTCACCTTTGAAGGTGGCGTAAAGGTCAGCACTGATTGACTGGTCGGCCCACTTCTGGAAGATGGCGTACAGGTTGGTCTGCTGGTAGCGTGTCGAGTTCCAGACAATGCCGTAGTACTCCTTGAGCGTATCCGCTTCAGGGGCTACCCAGTACATGCTGTTGTCGCCGTCGGTCTTGATGATCGACAGTTCACGCAGTTCCATCAGGCTGTTGGTGGCGGCACTGTACTTGGACGAGGACTCGCCCGGCATGTGCGCGATCAGGGAGCTGAAGCGACCACCGCCAGAGGCGATGAGGTTCAGCGACACCGCATCCCAGTTGTACTGGTATTCGAAGTCAGCCAGCTTGTCGACGTTGCGGTTATAGGTCGCCATCGGCGTCCAACCACGCGGCCAATCGGTCTTGTGAATCCACTCAGCATTGCCGCGTTCTTGACCTAGGCGGATGGAGGCATTGATCAGGTGGTAAGCATGACGCTCAGCCACGCGATGCAACTCCTTGTACCCTTCCTCGGTGTGGTACGGCAGCTTCTTGCGGGCCATGTAATGCGCCAGGTCCATGATACCCACACCAGCGTTACGACGAGCCTGAGCCGTGAGCTTCATGTGCGGCAGGGCGTAGTCGTTATAGTCGATGCAGTAGTCGATCATGTACAGCGCGTTGTACGCGGTTTCGGCGTACTGCTCTTCGCTGTGGATGTTGCTGATGATGATGGCAGCCAGGGCACAGAGGGAAACCTCCGGTTCTTGACGCTTCTCAATCACCTTGCTGACCGTGCTCCACTCTGCATCATTGACCTTGCGGTACATGGCACCAGGTTTGAGTTCCAGTGCAGCCACCTTACCCGGATAGCCTTTGATCTCGACAGGGATGTTGCTGTCAAGGATCTTGTCCTGACCATTGACGGTCTCGAACCGAATGAAGCCCAAGAACTTGGTCGAGTACAGCTCGGTCAGGTGCTTGTACCAGTAGGTTGGCTGAGTGATTTCCACGCACAGGTTGGACGAGTAGATCGGATCACGGTGCGGCGTGTGATAATTGATCTCATCGATCAGCGCCAGGTAGAAGCGACCGGTTTCGAACCCTTCAGAACGGGCATTGACCACCAGCTCACGGGCCGAGACGTAGGTCTTCTTGAACGTTGGGTCTTTCTCGTACTTCTCGTACAGCGAGTAGAACAGGTCCTGGTCCTTGCCGTACATCGCCGCGTACAGATCCGGAGCATTGTAGCAGTTGAACAGGAAGACGTTCTCTTCGATCGACGACTTGTGCAGCAAGAAGCGGTTGAGCATCATCGTGTAGTCGATGCTGCGGTTACGCTTGTTGATTGGTGTGCGTGGGTTCTTCAGCACCATCAGTTCTTTGACTTCAGGATCGAAGGCACTGAAGTACTCGTTCAGGCTACCGCCACGCGAGCCTTGCTTGTTGGATTTGACGATGCCCGTCTGCTTGCCGTAGTACGGGATCTTGCCACTGTGGACAATCGAGCCGTTACGGATACCATCACCCAAGGAACGCACTTGCATGTTCTCGCCGAGACCGGCGGACATGTAGGTCATCACTTCTGCAATGTGGCTGGACGCTGCGATGGACTCTTTGGAGTCGTCACAGGTGAACAGGCAGCAACTGAAGAAGCCGTTGTGACCTGTGGCCATGTTGTTGTGGTTCGGAGTCGGTGCCGACAGGCGTTCGAACGACAGGTCGGCGAAGAGCGATTCCAGACGGGTCATCCTGAGGATCGGGTCTTCTGGCTCACAGATCGCCATCGCCACACGCATCAAGGCATGCTGACGGGACTCGTAGACACGCCCGGTGATACGGTTACGCAGCGAGTACTTGTCACGACCCTGCTTGAGCTGGTAGTGCGCACAGTGGAAGTCTCGCTCATGATCGATCATAGTCTCGATCTGGGCGTATTCCTCATCGGAGTAGTTCAGCGTGACCATGACGCCAGCGGCTTGCATGACGTTGTGAACTTCTTTGATGCTGAGCTTCTTCTTGCCACCGAAGACTTCCTTGTGGATGTCAGCGGCGTAGATACGACCGGCCATGAGCTGGCCTGCCCAGGTATCTTCGTTCAACGCATTACGGATCAAGCCGTCGTTGAACTGTTGGGCGGTGCAACGCTCGGGCATTTGCGAGACGGTCTGAACAACGATCTTATTCCAATCGATGTATTTCGAGAACCCACGCGCACTCCATTTCACCCAACCTAGCGCCTTGTCGGCCTTGAAAGGTTCGATGTGTCCGTCACGTTTGATGAATTCTTTGATCATGGGGTAATAGCCCTAGCTAATGATTTCTGAGACCAAAATGATGATGGGTTGGTCCTCTCTGCATAATGTACCGGGGGAGAAGTTTTTTGTAAAATGAACGGTTATATAGCGATACATTATCCACGTGATACCCTGATCAATAACAGGGGTAAAATAAAAAACTGTCGCACTTTTCTATGCTGTCAACATGGGGTAGGGGCAATGAGTTCAGTTTCAGTACATAACCTGAACGATAAGGTAACCGTCAGTCTTACAGCCCTACCGGGGTTCCGTAAGATGGGTACCTGTGTCGTCAGAGACGAGAAAGGCAACAAGTCAGGCATGGTCGACATCTACTACGTAGGGGAGTTGTTCCGTGATCCTGAAGACACCCAGACCTTCGAGCCGATCCGTAAGGCGGTCTTGAAGCTGGCCTTGAATTATGCCGTCAAGCACAAACTAGGCGTGGCCACGACCCGCTTTAACCTTACCGTCGCTCTCCGAGAGAAAGCCGCACGCTTTAAACCGTGTGAGCACACCGAAGCGACAGTACGCACCATCGTTCACTAAGGGGACCTGCATGAGCTATCTCAACTACATTAAAGAGCGACACAAACAACGAAAAGAGCTGTATGAGAAGTGTCTCGCAGCGGCTGACAACGTGTTGCAGGGTAAACGCTCAGGTATCTCCCTCTTTGATTCAGAAACCCTGCTCAGCCACTATCGACAATTTCTGCTTGAAGGCGAATACTTTCGCGACCACATCGACCGGATGAACTGGTTCGAATGGTTTATCTACGGTGCCACCGCTCGCAAGCAAAGCAAGGTCCTCATAGCCAAAGCTAAAGACGTGACCCATTACATCAAAACCTCTAAGTGAGTAGCTGACATGAGTTTGAAAAGTGACCGCTGGATCAACGAACAAAACACCCGGCCGACTCATGTGTTTATCGAACACGCTCATCCGGACAAGAAGCGACTGATCGGTCCGCCGTACAGTCCGTATCAGCAGCAGGTGATCAACAACTGGTGCCTAGAAAACAGGCGCGAGAAACTCATGCGCAAAGAGTTCTGCCGCCCGATCACTTCAGAAGAGCTGGCCGGCTGGAACCCCATGATCGAAGGAGCGGTGGATCGTCCGGTGCGTTACGTCGACCGTACCACTGGAGAGCCTGTAGACGTCCCCTACGGCGAGGAACCGCCTGAGACTGCCCGTAAGGTGATCTCGTACGGAACGTCGTCCTATGGCTACGACGTACGCCTTAAAGGCGATCCAGAGCAGATCAAGGTCTTCACCAACGTGTTCGTGCCGGAGATCGATCCGAAGCGCATGCTGGCTGAGAACTTTGCAGCGCCGCAGATCCGCGTTGACGTTGATGGGGCGCAGTACGTCCTGATCCCGGCCCACAGCTACATCCAGGCCCCGACCATGGAGTACTTCCGTATTCCGCGGGACGTGCTGGTGATCGTGCTGGGTAAATCGACTTATGCTCGTTCGGCACTGATCTGCAACGTGACCCCGATTGAGCCTGAGTTCGAAGGAGAAGTAGTTGTAGAGGTAGCCAACGTCACGAACAGCCCCGTTCGCTGCTACCTGAATGAAGGCATTGCGCAGTTTGTTTTCTTCCAAGGCGATGAGGCGTGCCTGCGGTCGTACAAGGACAAGATGGGAAAGTACATGGGGCAGCGTGGGTTAACACTCGCTAAAGTCTAAGGAGCGGACATGAACGATAAAGAGTTTCTAGCCGTATTCAGTTACAGTGTCGCCGTTTTACTGGTGCTCTTGATGCGCTTGATGGGATATATCCAAACCAGCAGCATCATTCCAGGGACTCGGCAAGTCTGGTACGTCCCGCGACGGTTCATCATGTTCTCGACAGATGTCTTTATTGTCGGATCGTTCCTGTCATGTAGCCTGCTGGTTGCGTACAACCTGTACTTTCGTTAGGAGATGTCCATGAAACGTGGTCCAAAATCGATCGTCGCGTACGATCTGCTCAATGACGAAGGTGATGTCACCACAGCTATCGAGCAGAACGGAAAGGAGGTCTGGGTACCGGTTCGTCCTTTCACGTTTACCTCGCTCAAACAACGCGTCAAACTGGCCATCGATGTCTTCAAAGGCCGGGCGGATGCACTATACTGGCCAGGGCAAAAGTAACCATGGAAAAGATCTTTCGTTTGGGCACCGGTGACGTCTACATCGGAGAAGATGCCCTCAAGAAGCTCAAGGACAAGGCTGACAACGGCGATATGCTGGTGGAGTTTGGCTACCCTAAGGTTCCAGACACCGCTGGCCCTAAGAGCCGTATGGACCGTTACAGCCACATCGACAAAACCAATGTCTGCGCCAAGATCACTGAGGTGTTTCGTGGAGCGGATGGCAATGTCTACGGTACTGTCATGCCGCTAGGACCGAAGTCCAAGATCCTCAAGCAGTTGATGAACAGGGGCGACACTGAGCGTCTTCAGTTCGGTGTACGGGCCCTGAGCGGTATTGGTCAAGAACCTCAGATCGTCACCTTTGATCTGACTCATTTCTAAGGAGTTGTCATGGACAACCAAGTTGAAGTCACCGAAGAACTCAAAACTAAACTGGTCGAGCATGCACCTGAGTTGATCGAGCTGCTTAACCACCTCACTATCCTCGCCCCTCAGGGCGGTGGCATGTGCGCTCCGACGTTCAGCAATGGCCTTGGGATGCGTGCAAAGCGGATGCTGCATGCACTGGGTCAGCCTCAACCTGACAACCTGGGTAACGTGCAAACCGGCACCGGGTTCACGGTCGAGTTCATGGAATCTGGCGAATCGCCCATCCGGGACTTCTTGAATCAGTGGCAGCAGCAGATCAATGAGGCGCGCCTGCCAGAAGTGCATCACCCCACCAAGCTGGAAGACTTCTTCCGGGAGAGGGCAGCCAAGAAATGCGAATAGACACTGAACTCACTGCGCTGATCGTTATCATGATGAGCACGTTCGCTGTAGTGGTGTATCGTCACTGGGAGACCTATCGGTTTCTTGTGGATCAATGTCTGGCAACTACGCTGAGCCGTCACCTGCGTCAGAACGTCTGGCACATCCTCTTCCAGACCCTGTTCTCAGCGTGCATGGTCTGGTTGCTGTACCTGGTAGTATCGCGGTTCTTAACTTGGATAGGAGTGGTGTAAATGGAAGTTTGGGTCATGGGACTGGTGGTCGCCTTGCTGATTCTAATCAGCGTAAGCCTCTACCTGTTGAACCTCTGCCTGCTCCTTCCGTGGGCGAGGGATGAGCGACCGGGGACATCGGCAGGACTATGCATAACGCTCTTCTTCCTAGGGGCGGTTGGGATAGTCTATCTCTTTGCGCCGTACATGAGCCATGTCATCCATGTGCTCGTGCTGCTGATTCTTTACACCGTGGTGTTCATCGGGACACTGCATAACACGGAGCAGATTCACCGCTTCATCCATTCACATTAGGAGGTATCATGGACACCCTGTCAATCGCCCGACTGCAATATCGGGTGGAACTGCACGACAGGTTCTATCGAAGCGACGATTATGCCCATAAATCTAGCGAAGAGCGGATACAGGAGCTCTTGCTAAAACAAAAATACAGCGCACTTGCCGTGATGCGTGCTGAGCGAGACGGACATGAATCCATGACCCCGTTGCTGTTGGACGGTATCATTGACATGTTGGCAATCCTCAGCCTGTGCAGGCAAACCGCTGAAGCAGTATTTATGGCACATGGAACCGCCGATGAGATGGACCTACACTTGCTGGTCATCGAGAGCAACGCCCTCTACCAGCTTGGAGAACGGGCTGGCTGCCTGACGCAGCGCGACCTACACACTCACGCCATTAACCTTTGCACAATCGTGCTGAACCTCTATGTGCGGTTGTTTCGTCAACACTGTCCGGGTGATGACGATTACCTCGCACTCGCTATTGCGGTGCGGCTGAATACGGTTGAATCTCAATCGGTGTTCTACCCGTTCCTCAATATCAAGCTTAACCAGTTACTGGCCAAAGCTTGTCCTCCTGCCGTGTCCCACGACAAGGCAGTTTAACTGTAACACCTGCTGTAACCCACCCTACTGAGGCTACCAACGTAGCCAGGAGACTTCCCATGGAAGCTAACATCTGTAAAGAAGCAGTCGTCACCAACGGTATGAGCGATCGTCAGATCAGAGCCCTCTACTGTCTCAATACCCTGCAACTGATGGCAATACAACGACAGACGGTCAATTACGAAACCCTGGCAGTCATGCTGGGTCTCCCGTCACGAGGTAGCGCTTTAGGCAGTGCACTGTCGCCGGTTCTGTACGACGTCTTCGACTTCTGCAAAGCAAACGGATTGCCTCACCTCACCGTATTGGTGGTGCGTAAATCCGGTAAAGACCGTGGCCTACCGGGGCCTGGATTCTGGAAGGCTCACAGCGGCGAGTTACCTGAGTTTGCGACTCGGGTCAGCTTGACCGAAGAGATGACCGCAGCGTGTTTCGAGGTCTTCAGTAAGCTGGGTGTCGGCACTTCCAGCTAAGCGGCATACGTGGGAGGGCTCCGGCCCTCCCACTATGTTGATATTCTTTCTTTACTAGGACTTAACCGGATCAGGCCAGCCCTGTTCGAGCATACTTTCTTCGAATGTTCCATCATTCACCGCATCAACTAATGTTTCTTCGCGATCAAAGCAATCTTGCACATGTTGCCGAACAATAGAGGCGATCATGGTAACTTGGTCGCCTTCAAACTGCACCCAGCCCAGCGGTGTCTTCCAGCGCAACGTGTACGTTGGGTCGATGATCACCTGCACCGTAGCGCCCAGAATCAAGCCTTGGCTGTCGCGACTGGTGTTGATTCGTAGTCCATTGACGACAATGCCTCCCGTCTCATGTTCGAAACGAGTAGCGGCGATGTCAGCCATCTGAAGTTCTTTGACGTAGCTCTCTTGCGAGTAACTGACCATGGCTGCATCTAACGCACTTTGTTCGATGCCTTCGATATACAGCGTCCCATTGTCATACAGCAGGGTGCTGAAGTCTGTGACCCCAGCCGATTGTGCAATCACCAGCAGGTTATAGTACGGTGACACTTTTACACTGGCGGTCATGGTGTGTAATCCCCGAGACGGCGAATGGAGAAGGTGGTCTCATACCGACCGGACAACAAAGTAACTGTGTTGGCATCGGGTGCATCCACCTGGGTAAACAGCTCCAGAAAGTCTGTGGTGCCGTTAAGCAACGCCACGTAGCTGATGATCACTGTGTTGTGGGTGTCGAAATAGCCACTGGCAAATCCCTTCTTCAGGATTTCAGTCCCATTGCGCCGAATGTGAGCGGCATATGCATGGATGTTCGCCTTGGCACCGCCGGAAACGAAGTTCAAAGCGTAGTTAATGGTCACCGCCACTTCGTACAGGCCGGCCCGGTCAACCGTGATCCGGCTGTTAGTCGTGTTGAGCCAATGGACGGGGTTGGCGTAGTCTGTATTGAAGTTGACTTTACTGAGCACTCCTTGCGGGATGATCTGATTAGCCGACAAGGAGAAGACATGACCGTGAACTTTGAGTTCTTCGATCAGACCCGTGATTCGCGACATGGGCAGGTTGCCCGTATGCGTACTGAGGTCGTTGACGGCATTGAGTCTTGCTTCCAAGTCAGTGATGCTACTGATCGGCTGCATCCCGGTGTGCGTTGAACGGTCCATAATCGTGTCGAGTCGAGCTTTCACCTCACCCAAATACCGGTTGATGCCGTTCATTAACGTTATAAGTTGAATCATGGTGTCCCTCGGATTTGGACAAGTATCTCATAGTATTCGTCGGGGTAGCTTACGGCTATCCCTTCATTCCCCCGATAAACAAGGAGTTATCGAAATGATCCGCAACATGACTTTTCTACTGATTTTTCTGCTGAGCGTCACCTTACTGACGGACAGTCACGCAGCCTTGGTCGGTGAAGACCCCTACAAGGCCTCAGGAGCTGATTTCCCGGACGAAAGCAACTTCGATGTCATGCCCTACGCCATTCCCTGCACAGAGACTAAGGGCGGCATTGCTACGGTTCGGTGCGTATGGCATCCACAGGCCCGGCACATGTCCCGCTACGACAAACTCAAACAGAAACAGGTCGACTTCTCCAACCATTTTGAAGGCACCTGCATCATGGGCAGTTGTAACCTTGACGGACACTATTACGGCAGCTGGACAAAGTCTGGTAAGTTCGTGGTGTCATTGGGTTATTACTTAGGCAGGAGTACTGACAATCGTCCGGTGGCTTACCGTATGGATGTAGGTCCGCTCAATGGAGCCGAAGGCGTCAGTTACACGGAAGCCGGGCTGTTGGTCTGGGCCTTCTACAAGCAGTACGGGGCCGATCAGGACAAGCACGATACCCTCTTCGATAAGGTGTATGAAGGCGGAGCACACCAGTTCAAACTGGACATGGGGTTTGCAACCGGACCCAAGGTGGTGGTGACCCAAGCGATGTGCACGCCTGATGGTGAATGTACAATCAACCGTGCTCCTGTCGAACGTAAGGACCTGAACCACTACCTGCCGATTGTGGAGCCGTCTATCGTGGTGCAGATTGGCGGTAAGTGCGAAAACTCCATCTGCTACGGGCCTGAAGGTAAGGTCGTGGGGATGTCACTGTGACAGCATAAACGGAGGGCTTCGGCCCTCCTTTATTTTTCGATTGAAGATTATTTCAACCATACATAGTAACAGTGAATAGGAAGAACGATCTTCCTGACTATCCCAGTCTTAAGGAGACTATCATGCGTACACTCGGATTTATCACTGGCGTTCTCGTTGTCAGCATCCTGACCACCAGCGCCCGCACGGCAAAGGTCAACGAACTGATGCGCGAATCAGGGTTCTTCTAATCCTGAAGCAGCCCCCTCCCCTATTTGAAATAAAGGAATTCACATGAACAAGTTTCTCGTCTACGCAGCAATCGGTGGTGCACTGGCTTACCTTGGTCATCGCAAATCCATGGCAGATATGGATGCCCATATCAGCTTCCTGCGCCGCAACCGCGTCTAAGTCATCGACGAGTGGGACCTTCGGGTCCCACTCGATTGACCTTATTTCTTTTTTTGTTTCAAGGTATCCTGTGACGAAATCTCTTCTTTCTTTTTTTGGTTCGAGGACACTATGGCTCGCCAAACACCTCCGATGGGTATCTCGGGCGCTTTCCTGCTTCGCGCACCCTTTGTTGCAGACCCTACTAAAAGCTACACCGTTGTTGCACAGCGTACCTTTGGCGAAATGATCGCCCGTGGGCAAGACCCACTGAAACTGGTTTATGAGCCCGTGGGCTTAGGTGCTACTGTCTACGCCGAAGACCAGCTGGAGAAAGCACTGGTCATCTGTCTGCGGGACAATCTGGGCAATCTGCTTTATGTCCCTGATACGTTCATCGACCAATACCCTAACATGGGTAGCGTACCCTATAGTCGTTTGATCGTGGGTGTATCGCTTGGACTGTGGCCAGATTACCGCGACCTTGATGATGTCGAGCAGGCTATCAAGGAATCGGTCAAGGCTAAGATCGGCGTCGAACCCACCGTCTTCCTGACACGGGCTGCCACCAGCACGCATGTCTCCGAAGCGCAACACGTTCAGCTCACTGCAAGCCGTCAGGCGAGCGTGACGACGAATGAAACCGATACGGCCACCATCATCCGCCTGAGTGAAGAGATCGCACGCCTGAGGCTGATTAACAGCGAGCAGGAGGCCATCATTGAAGCCCTGGTAGAAAACCAGAACACTTCTCCGAGCTGACAGCATAGAGAGCAGCCCGATGGCTGCTCTCTATGACGTTACGCCGCGTTCATCTCATCGATGAGTCGATTCTAACTTTTAGGAACGATACATAATACCCGTGACACGCAGTCGGAGGTCACTAACATGTCTACCATTGGTTATTACAGAATCACGCATCGACCTACAGGTTATTTCTACGTCGGTTCAAGTCAGAACGTAAGTCGACGTATCCAGAGACATCGGGCAGAACTCGAACAAGGAATCCATGTCAACAAGAATCTCCAGCAGATATTCACCAATTGGAATGATTTCTCAGTGGAAACGTTCCCTACCGAAACTCTGGATGAGGCTCGAGCAGGAGAACAGAGGCTACTGGATCGGCACATAGGTGCTGTGGGTTGCTGCAACGTATCTACAAGCGCGACAAACGGTTTCGCTGGAGTGAGACCTTATGTTCCGAAAGAGACTCGCATAAAGAACCTTGAGAAGGCTACTGAAGCCAGACGCGGTGCCGCTCTGAGCGAAGAACATAAATCCAAGCTGAGTCATGCTCACACAGGCAAGGTTCTTTCAAATGAACATAGAGCTGCTTTGTCTAAAGCTAAAACTGGATCTTCGCTAAGCGACTCCCATCGCGAGGCTATCCGTCAAGGCAACCTCGGTAAAACCCGCACTGATGAATTCAAACGAGGCGTAGGTGAGCTTAAGAGCCGTAAGGTATCGATCAACGGGGTGATCTACCCGTCACTCAAAGCTGCCTCAAGTGCGGTAGGTTTTTCGGATGTAACTGTGAGAAAGCGATTAAACGATAATGTTAACTACGTAGAATGGTTCTACCTTGACTAACGTGCATAGACGGGGCTTGACAGCCCCGTCTATGATCTTACTTCCTTTTCTTTTTTGTTTCAAGCGGCGTTCATTTCGTCAATGTCATTCCAAGCAGCGCCTCCACCTTGGGAGGTTGGGCGCCCTCCTATGATTTTATAACTTAAATCTTCTTCAAGATCAAAATCATAACGTATTCCATATTGGGGGTGCTCATTGAACTTCATGACGAAGTACTTGTGTGCTTCTGGTGTCGGTTCCACTACGCCGCGGTGCTTGCCCCACAGATACTCCAGGTAAGCGCCGTCGTTGACGGTCTGTTTGTTGACGTAGAACTCCCAGTCCACTTCGGTGTCCAGTTTCTTGCAGCCTTGGTAGTAGCCGCCGCCTGGCATATCGCGAATGAACTTGGTCGGGTTCATCCGCTTCTCTTCCTTGGCTTGGGTCGAGAGCTGATGCGCCGTCACTTGCAGGATCTTCTCCGCCGAGGTGTATTCGCGGACCCGTTTGTACAGGTCTTGCAAATCGTCCCCTGTCGCACCCTGGATACAACCGTCCTTGCTGTACATCGCAAGGTAGTCAATGTAGGACGCGCAGACTTCGAAGCCCTTGGCCTTGTATTGCTCCAGGTGCTTGATGTACTTGGCGTAGGTAAACGCCGACCCCTTGATCCGGTGTAGCTCGATGTACCAGCCACGAGCCTGGAGTTTTTCCATCACATAAGCGGACGCCTCTGCAATGTCCATGCCCTTGACCGAGACGGCCATGCCAAGCTCAAGCTGCTTCAGGATCACGTAGATCTTCTGGATGATCACAGGTACGTCATCTTCGGTGCTGTAGAACAGCGCCAACGGTTTCTTGTCCTTGTTGAACAGGAACGGGTCGTTAAAGATGCAAGTGCCAATGAACAGATCCAGCAAGGTGCCTGACTTGTTGTTGTGAGGCAAGGCGTTCACTAGGCCGAACTCACCTCGGCGACCACCGCCTTGCACACCCATCATACGGTTCAGTGCCTTGAACGGGAACTTGATGATCCCGTCGGTACTGAGCGACTTGTGCATGTCCTCAAACGCAGCCTTGACTGACTCAGGGTCGTTGAAGTTCACACTGGTGATGAAGGCGGGGTCTGTACGCTCTTCGGTCTCCATGTCCACCGACAGGAGGTCCTGAGCGGTCTGCAGAATGAAGGTATCCCAGTCCTCGATCTCAGCTTCTTTGAAGTTGATGGCGTAGGAGGCCTTCTTGATGATGTCCTGCAGCTTCTCGTGGTTCTTGTAGCGACGCATCTCCCGCGATATGTCATTGATGTTCTTACGAATCACCGATTCATCGGGGTAACGACGGATGGTTTTCTCAAAGGCTTTATAGGTGTTGTCGTCGTTCTGCGTGTTGAGCCTTAAGCGTTGCAGAAGCGAATCGGGTTCATATCTTTGTGAATCACCGTCATTTAGCATCCACAGCACAGTGGTGCGCAAGTTTGATACGGTGTTACGGCCATCGCCGAGTTCGCCAATGTTTTCTGGCATCTTGAGGTCGGCTAGGATTTCTCTGATCAGGGATGCATTACCTGATTTGTAGCCTTCGATCTGGCTTTCGAGATACAAAAGCGAGACGGACTTGACTAGAAATAACTTGATGTCCATTCTTGTGTCCCAAAACTGCTCTTAAAAGAGGATGTTAATCTGATGAGCAACATCAAACTGGTCGTTGTACCCGCATGGCTCAACCTCATTGTGAAGGAGCTGGGTATCACGAACGATGATCTTGCTAACTATGAAAAGTTATCTGGCATACTATCGCCCAGAGATCTTTTGATTTACAAGATCGCCAATTTCCGGACGGATGAGATCGTGGGTAAGGTCCTCGGCGAGAACGCCAATGAGGCCCGTGAGATCGTTTCGAACTTCTGGCAGGCGCTTCCAGTACCCACTCTGGAAGAGCGTGCATTGGCTGGTAACCCGTCTGTTGACACCCTTATCTATGGAGCAGCATCCGAACGGATGATCAACCAAGGGTTGTCGGTAGCGGTCGAGTTGACGGACACTGAAGTCCTGGCCATTCGGCTGATTCCAACCCCACAAGCTGCAGATAGTTTGAAGAGCGATACTGCAACACTCGCTCAGAAAATTGTCCGTGTCATGCACGGTCGAGTGCCCTTGGAACAAGTGGCAAAACTCAATGCCTTCAAACGGTATGTAAACGAAATTCAAATAAACACGAATTTCTACTGAGTTTTACCCAGTATTTTATTGAGTGACATTGCAGTTGTTTTCTGCAATGGTATGAAAGACTTGCGAAAGTGCTGAAGGACGGTAATGAGATCTCGGCACTACGCAGTTAAACCGCTGCGCGCGCAGCAAATCCCCGCGGAGAAACAGTAAATGAGTATCATCGGTAAAAAGGCTCCTACCAGCCAGCAGATTCTGGCTGAACAAGCAAGCATGCTTCAAGATCGTTTCAGCCAAGGCGCCATCGTTGGCGTAGCTGGCGTGGCATCCATGGAATCGCTGTCCTCTCTGGAACGCGAAAACATGGTCGCTTCGATGGAATCGGCCGTCATCGGTATCGAGAACAACATCGAAGGCATGGGCAGCCTGAGCTCGGCTCAGAAAGACGCCATGGGCGTTGTTGCAATGGCTTCCGCTGATCCGGCTGCTTACGCTCGCCGCGCTCTGGGCCAGTCCAACATGTCCAACCCGGCTGTTGGCACCGTCGTTTCCGTCGAGTCCCTGAGTGACTTCGACTTCCAAGAGAAAGCTGCTCCTTCGATGGAAGCTTTCGACAACAGCAACCTGACTGACTTCATCGGCCTGTCGATGGTGTACAACCAGAAAGCTGCCAAGCAGGGCGAGTTCGCTGAAGCGTTCTACCGCACTGTGATTCTGACCCCGGAGCAGGGCGGTGCTGACGTCACCATCCGTAGCCACCTGGTTCTGAACCACTTCCTGCACAACACCCGTGGTGACCACGCTGACTTCAAACAGCGCCGTCTGCTCGAAGCTGCGATCAACTACCAGATCCTGGCCGACCAGTCGACCGCTCTGGTTCCGGAAGTCCACAACGGCAACAAGGACCTCTTCGTTGCTGAAGCTGTCGTTGCTCCGCGCACTGTTGACCTCGGCAACCGCCAGGTTACCACTGCTCCGCTGCAAGTTGGCAAGCGTGTCAACCTCGTTGGTCTGGCTCAGAACACTCTGGTCAAGATCGCCGGTCAAGCCAACCAGACTGACGCGCTCGATCGCGCTGTTGGCCTGAAGAGCCTGTACGTCCGTCAGGGCGACGCAGACGTTCTTCGCTTCGACGTCGAAACCCTGCCGCGCGCTGCCTTCATCAAAGGCCCGCAAGGTCTGGCCCGTGAACTGGAACTGAACTTCCGTACCAGCTCCATCCAGATCAACGGCAAGTCGACCGACTACGCTGGCAACGCTCTGGTCAACCCGGTTCTGAAGCAGATCGTTGACGGTGGTTACACCGTTACTCTGAGCCTGATCGTCACCGGTAACGTCGACACCGAGAAAGCCAACGCCACTGTCAACGCTGCGCCTGTCGTAGTCGAGAAAGTGATCAACGCTGCCGGTGAAAGCCTGTCCCTGACTGCTGCTGGTCCGGGTCGCGACATCGCCCGTGGTCTGGAAGCTCTGTCGATCATCGGCTGGGAGCCGAACGCTCGCCTGT